TCAACAAACATCGTTATCTGTAAGACGTTCGCCATCACCGGAAACATCCAAAGCATTACGTTGCTGAATTTTGGTGATTGCTTCTGCGTTCGCTTTCCATATTTCGTTGATAAATATACAATCCAGTCAGCAGCCAATAATAGTAAGGGTAGCAACAAGATTGCTGTTAATTTACCAGAATATTCGTTCGCTTGCCCGTTGAGTCCAAAGTGTATGGCGACGCGCGCTGGTAATTCGTTGTACAGCAGGCCACCATAGACAAGCGGTAGTAATCCCACCAATGACGTCCAAAGCATCGTTTTATTTTTCATCTTGTTCACCCTCCTTTTGCCGTGTAAAATCAGTCAACCAGAAGAGCGCTTCCTCAAAGACCGACAGATTTAATTCGTAGTAAATAAAATTTTTATACTTAGTTTCTCGCACCAAATCAGCTTCCTTCAATTGGCGCAGATGATGTGAGATCGTCGCATTCGACAAATCAAAATGAGCACTAAGTTCGCCAGCAGACTGACGCCCGTCGCGTAGTAAAACTAAAATTTCACGGCGAACTGGATTGCTGAGCGCCTTGAACGTATTTTCAAATGCCATATGAACCTCCTTGATGCCATTTAGAAATGTTTCTAAATAGATTGTAGCATCAGGCGAGTACGGTTGTCAATTCTAATTTGATATTTATCTAAATAGTTTTCAAGAGGATATAATATTGCAAAATAAAAAAACTTCCAAATGCTTTAACTGAAGCATTTGGAAGCTTAGATGAATGCCGTCGGTGGGCAATTCAATAGGGCTATACAGCTCCATTGACGGCTTAGTGTAGCCCTTTTGTAGCCTCAATTTAAACGTCGCTCATTAATCAAGTTTTGAAACTCATCTAGATCATCACTAGTCGCAAGATTCCGAATGAATGAACGTGCCCTTGACCGATCACTTAAATATTTAGCGTGTTCTTTGTTCTTGGCTATCCAGCGCTTGTTGGCTTCTGTTTGCTTACTTGGCATTGGCTTTTTTCTCCTTTTGCATGTATAATGGTTTATGTAAAACAAGAGGCGGAGGTTTTGCGGACGCCCGCCAATTGTTCAAATAGTTCTGTACTACTAGGTTGGTTAACTACTTCTTGATATTATCTTGAAGTAGTTTTTTTATTTCCAGTGCTATCTTAATGATCTGCAAGACCAAGTAGATAGCGCCAAGTACCGCCAAGGCAATACTCATGGAACACCGAACCTTTCGTTAGCCATTACTAGCATATTCCCACCTCCGTTCTATACCGGTTTGTGTGAAGTGGTTGCTTGTAGTAGCGTTCAAAACTATTCTAGGTTAGGGCTCATGACTTCCCTTACCATATTTATATTATACCATGCGTAGGAATTAAATAACAAGCAAAAAGCCCTGTACTCAACTACGAATACAGGGCTTAATTTTATGCGTTGCGTGCTGCGGTTGCGTCGATCCATACATAGAAGTCAGGGTCATTCTTGCCCATGACATCAATTTGAATTCCATTGCTTGCCACGTCGTACGCCTTAATGTTCATAACGTCGATTCCAAACGTGAACCAACCTTGTTGTAACTCTTGTTCAGTTGGATAAGGTACACCATTCAACTCGAACGAATAAGGAGCTTGGCCGGCCAACTCGTGTGAGATGACTTGTTGAAGTCCGCCAAACGTTCCAACCTCATCGATATGCCAGTGCTTGTGATTCATAACCACTACACCATATTGACGCATATAGTCTACATCGTTACCGGCTGCAGGCTTTGCGGGTTCTGCTGATTGTGAAGGCGCTGGTTGTGGTGCTCCACCGTTGCTTCCTGAACCAGCTTGCAAGTCTTTAGCAAATTGTTCTTGACTGATTCCCAACCGTGCTAAGACGGCTTCTGGATCTGTGTGGTCAGAACCAAATCCGTTACGTGAAGCGTAGGCGTGTGTGATGATACCGTTGTTGCGACCGTTATTGAGTGTCAATGGTAATCCAGCTTCAACCGCCAAGTCATGCAATAGTTGCACGTATAGCTTGTAGTCCTCAATCGTTGCGCTTTCAATCAACTCAACCGCTGCGTACGTATTGACGTTAACGTCATAGTTACCGATATTCCATGAACCTTGTCCGACTGGGTTAACTTGAATTACACGGCCGTTACCAACAACGTGTGTGTAATAGGCTTCGGTCTGTTCCCAAGCACGATTAACGTAGTCAGCTTCGTTTTGTGCCGTGGATTTCAAATTACCAGTTGAATGCGCCACGACATACTTAAATGGTGGCACGCCAATCGCTGGACGATTCACAATTTGATTTTCGATATTCATTATTAAATACTTCCTTTCATTTCTTTCAGTGCTAATTCAATCGCTGCGCTAACTTGATCCGAACTAAACTTGTAATTCAGTTTATTTTTATTCAGCCGGTCCGTCAAAAAGTCGGTTGCGATTAGTTTCTTTTGCGGGTTGTTCATGCCTGATTCCTCCGCAAAGGTCACCGCTTGTAGCGCCCACTTCTCAAACATCAAGATATTCTTATTCTTCGTGATTGAGATAAGATACTTAATGCCGAAAATTGCCACAGCCGTCAGCAACCCGCTATCAAACAACGCCGTTAGAATCTTAATTAGTTGCTCCATACTTTTCCTCCAATTCGTGCACCTTAGCAGTTAGAAAACGATTTTCGACTTTGAGCTCCGCATTTTCAGCGGTTAGTTCTAAAACCTGACTACTCAAGCTTAAAACCTGCTTTTCTAAGTCGTCGATTCGCTCGTTTGTCAGTGCGTTCAAATTTCTACTACGGTTCTCCTGACCTTTTAGCAAGCTTTTGATTATAAAGCCCGCAAAGCCACCAACCGCACCTAAAACACCCATTAACGCTTCTTGACTAACATTCATCTGTGTTCCCCCCTAACATGATCATCAGGGTGGTAACGCCCAGCGTGTAAACCCACATCGTCGTTACTGGTGAATGTCCGCCATGAATATTCACAAGAAAATAATGAAAATTAATGAACGTTTGAAAAGCATTGATACACGTGATCCATGCTCCGCTCACGATTGACATTATTTTCCACTTTTTGATGTTGCCGACGACGTAACCTAACCCGCCGAAAAAGAACGAGTATCCCAGAATATCAAAACCCATTTCGTGATACAAAAAACTCAGCGGTCCCATGTTCACTAAGAGCTGTTTGTCCGGTATGCAAAAAAGCACGATTCCGATAAATACCGTGAACGTGCCAACCAATATTTTAGTTTTTCTCACATTATCTCCTCCCCTCCTCGATTTGTTTTTTAATGCGTGATAGCGTACTGCGACTGATACCTGTCTGCCTGCTCGTTTCAGCATAGCCCTCAATCATCAGTAGCTTGTACGCCTCACGATACTTTTTTGTTATCTTGCGCTTCGGGCGTCCTTAACGAGTCACAACTTATATTTGCAACGTGTCGGAGACGTTGTGACTATCCGTGGTGGCCTTGGAATTACGACCGCAATCCCACGTGGCGATACCAAATTATCATTAACAATCCCAGCTGAATATCTACCACACGGTTCAGTAAATGCTATTTTCACAAACTTAGATGGGCTTAGCGGCGCTTTACGTTTTATTGAATCAGGAGAAATTTATCTGTTCAGTCCAGCTATATCCGTCGGCAACACTATATATATCAGTGGCTCATGGATCGCAAAAAATCCGTTCCCTAGCTAGGCATAGTGTCGCTGGTGATCCACGAACCGGACATTAGAAATTGAGCTCCAGAAGCGCGGGTCGTGTTGAACATGCTGATGACATTTCCAGCTTGGCGGAATATAAGCGAACCAGCGATGGTGCCGGTCAGTCCGAGATGAACGGTGACCAATTCTTGACTGACATCCGGCCTATATCCAACCGGAATAGTTTCAGCGCTGTTGTTTTGATAACCTTGAGCCGTCGATAATGTTGTAGTGATGTCGGCGTCAAAATGCACGACGTTACCGACACGGACAAAATTCCAATTTTGATTTGTCCAAGGCGCTTTAACACTAATTGAATGAATTTGTTGCGATTTCAATTTTGTTGTTCCAGAAACTGTTAAGTTTGTGACCGTCGTGTCGCCCAGTTCTGTTGAGCCGTCGTCCTTAAAATGACTTGCCAACGTTGTGAAATTCGCCTGAATTGCCTCAGCCCCGTTCAGCATTCCTTTGACGATTGGTGTAAATAAACTCATATTTTAATCCTCCTAATTCTTATAGCCGTTCTCAAACAGCTTAATTGCGATTGACCGATGACCCTCTGTGAACAAATACCGGTGCCCGCCTTGATTAACGACGTCCGGATTGTTCAGCATGAACTCGTCCGTCAAATACAGGCGCAGACTATTGTTATCGGGGTACTCAATCTTGTTAAACACTGAAACAGCATTAGATCCTCCAAACATCCCGTCTGGTTCTTCACCAAGGCCGACGATTCCTAGCCCATATTCCCAGTTCAGAATTTGCACGGTTGGATACTCGCCCAGCCCGTGTTCAATCAAAATTCCAGCGTCATGCTTCGGTGCTAGGTTATTGATTTGATTCTGCAGGTTGCCAGCCACGTCGCCCGACAAGTTCGTTTGCAAGCCGTTCAGCCATTCTTGGAACACGCTCTGCATTAACGTCAAGGCGTCTTGCTGTGCGTCTTCGTTCGCCTCAATTGCTTGTTGTGTGTCGGTGAATGCTTGCGCGAATAAGTCTTCGTATTGATCCACAAGCCCGTCGACATTCACATCTTCATACGGAGACGAATAACCAGCAACACTCGGGTCACTGCGTTTATCCGTGATATTGGCGTCTCGAATATCAGTTGAATTTTTACCAATAAAAATCGTTGCCAACTGTAATTCATAAATATCAGCCGTCCGAACGACACTCGTGTCTGCTTGCTTGTATTGAATGTAAATATCACGCCCGCCCTTATCCAGCCGAAGCACGATTGAATCCGTCCGGTCTTGCAATGTTGACGCCACCGGAATTACTAAATCAGAACCGAAGAAGTGATAGTATTGACGCCCTTCGATAATCCCAGCGCCACTACCAACATTCACTTTCATTCCACCGGTTGCTGACTGCTTAATTTTCAAAGCGTCGCCGGCAGTAATCACGATCCCATTTCTATAAAATATACTGAACGCTTGCGCCCAGTCTTCGTCGCTATATGCACGGTCGCCGTTATTATCAGCAAACGGGAAAGCCCACTCTTCCAATGCCATGTTTTACCTCACTTTCTGTTTACAATGTCTTGAATCGTCGGCGACTGCTTGCCAAACGTTGGCTCAACATATTCGCCAGTCGTGTCGTACGTGTATTTAATCGACGTGATCAACGCTGAATTTGAAACGCCAAAAAGCGCTGACCGGATTGTGACAGTATCGCCCAACCCAAAGTCAACGCCCAACTGATATAGTTTGCTATGCACGTTCAACTCACCCTTTAGCGTCAAGACTGAATCAAGTTCCTTTAATTTTTCTTGCCCACGATTTTTAAGCGCCAACAAATACTGAGCGTCAGTCATTGAAGCAGAACCGTCAGAACCAGCCTTTTGTAAGTCCCGCGCGTCGACGTATATTTCACGTCGATCTATGCCAGTTGGAACAGACCCGTCAATTGTGTAATTCAAGCGAGTACGTTCAGCACCTTCACCTTCGCCAAGAACAATCGCATAGTTACGATAGTCCGCGAAGCTCGCCTCATAACCCGAATTGATTAAGTTCTCAAAATCCGTTGAAATCTCAATCGTTTTTCTTAGGTCTCGACCTTTGTAAAGTGTCATTGTATTTGTCACGTCATCGAACCCGCCAGCCTCTTTCATGCCGAAATCATAAGCCTCAAAAAGCTTGCTAATAACCTCACCGACGACCCCATAAGAATTTTGCGTTTGAATGTTATCAGTTGACCACGTCGTCAATGCACCCAAATTCAAATAATTATACCGAACAGCCACCGGAGCATTCTTGGCTACATAACCATTCAGCAAGTTCCAAGCGAATTGCTCCGGCTTCAGGTTGACCGTCGTGATACTATCTACAATGCGGTCATACGCCTTAGCATATAATGACTTGCCAAGCACCGTCAGCTCCTTGTCATTCACGTTGTCAATCTGCGCGTCAGTTACGAAATAATACACGTCCCGTAACTTCAAAATGGTTTCCGGCTTAAACAGTTCAGCGTTTTCTTTCGAGTACGAAAGTGTCAGCTCAAACTTGTTAAAATCCTGAAAATTATCATCAATAATCAGCGACTTAAAACTGTCAATAATCGCCGACATTTTATAATCGAATCCAGAAACACGTGAGTACACGTCAATATCTAACATACGTTATACCCCCAGAACAAGCGGATTGAAACTTAAATTAGTTATGACGCTCGTTGACCCAACCTCCGCTTGAACTTGAAGCCAGTTGTCACCTTTATCCATTTGAATAAACGAACTGCCAGTCATGCGTAATGGCATAGCGTTGGTAGTCACGCCTGCGGGGCTGGTCATCGTCACACTTTTCTTACCTCGCTTGGTGTTTAATTTAAGCACCGTGCCAGCCGAAAAGGTCCCAGTGAAACCAAAGAACTCTTGCGTTTCAACTTTGTAGATTCTGATGTCCGTAACCACTGAACTTATCGTCATAGTTGCCTCGACACCGACCGCCACCGCTCCGTTATTGACAATATTAACAAGCTTACCGCTTTCCAATTCTGCAAAATGAAACTCATCATAAATCCGTGTTGGAAAAGTCCACGCCTTTTTAATTCCTGACAAACTAATTAATCGGTCATATTGTGTCACGTCAATAAAATACGGGTCGAGCGCCTTGAGTTTAATATCGAACGCTTGATGACCCATGTTATCCACAGCGTCAATATCAGGCGCAATATCCACTACAACGTCAATCATGTAGTTGTTGTTCTCAATCGTGTAAAACAGCGTCCCCGCCAAATCAGGATTAAAAATATTAATCATTTCAGAACGTCGTTCGTTCATTTCGTCGTTCGTGTCTGCGACGATTTCGCCCTTAATACTAATTTCACGGGTCGCCAATTGCTGACCGACGAATAACGCTCCAGCCATGCCGTATTGCTTGGAAGTGGTCACGTCATTCTCAACCGCTCCAAATCCTTCACGACTTGTCACGAAGAACGGCGCATCTTGACCCAAGATTAAATCTTGTCCTTCGCTATTTACATATCTAAATTTAAACATTTAAGCTCCTTTCTAAGTCGTCTTTAACATACGTTGTAATTGATTCTTAGTCTGAATTCCAATCTCACGTGGTGTCAGAGCGTCATGACTGTAGATGTTTTGCGTCACGTTGACTTCGTTGCCAGCGTTTTGCATGGTCGCAGCAATCCCACGACCAATCGCTCCCAGCGTGCTAGCATTCAACGGAAGTACTGCCTCACGTCCAGCCTCACCACCAACCATAGCGTTTCCGCCATTCATTCCCATTAAGGTCGGAGCTGTCATAATCCCACCGTTGGCATACCAATCAATGCCGAGGCTTGGAATCTTCCCCTTAAGCAAATCTCCAAGCTCCCATCCGTCTGGTTTAATTGAGAAATGTGGCAAGTCAATATGTGGCAGTTTTACACTGAAACTAAAGAAGCCTTTAATCTTGTCAATCACACTTCTCACAATATCAACCGCACCATTAAACACGTTTGAAATCGTATCTTTAATACCATTGAAGACGCTTGAAACAATGTCTTTCGCAGCATTAAAGCCAGAAGTAAACACATTCTTAATCGTGTTGATAATGTTTGAAATTGTGTTAACAATCGCATTCATCACATTAGAAATCGTGTTACTAATCGCATTGAAAATTGGACTCACAAAGTCCCGAATACTATTGAAAATGCTCCGCCAAACTTGAATAACCCGATCTAAGAACGCCTTAATACCGTTGTAAATTGTACTAATCACACCACTGATGAAGCCCCAAACCGCGTTAAAAATCGTTGTAGCGACTAATATAATCGCATTAAATACCGCCGTCCACAAATTGATAATGAACGTCAGATACATTTGTATACCCGTCCAAATCCAGTTGATAATCGTTGAAATCGTGGTCCAAACTGCGGTGAAAATAGTTGACGCCACGAACCAAATAATATTAAATATCGTCGTCCAATAAGCGATAACGAAGCCGATATATAACTGAATAGCCATCCAAATTAAGTTAACGACCGTCATAATCACGCCACCAATAGCATTCCAGACGAGTTCAACAATTCCTTTTAAAATGTTAAACGCTAAAATGAATGGCATAGTGATCAAGTTGATTGCGGTTGTAAAGATTGCTCCCAGAACCGCAAAGAATACTGTGAAGAATGTTTTAATACCATTCCACACAGCCATAGTCACGTCCTTAATACTGTTCCAAACACCACTAAAGAATGCGCTTAGATAATCCAAAGTCATATAGAATGTTGCCAAAATTGCTTGCCATGCGTCGTTTAAGAAACTCATGAAACTAGCCCAAATCTTTTGTCCGATCTTCGTTTGCGTGAAGAACCAAACTAAAGCAGCAACCAGAGCGACTATGGCAATGATAATCACGCCTAGAGGGGACATAGCCCAAGCAGCGTTGAGCAATGCCCATGCAACTTTAACAATATTAATTGCGATTCCAACTCCTTTAATTGCCACACCAAGCGTTTTGAAAATAAACGCAAGTGGACCAAATAACGGAGCCAATACAATCATCACCATTTTCATAGCAACCAGTGCACCGACTGCTTTAGCAATAAAAGTGATCAGTTCTTTATTATCTTCCCAAATTTTCTTGGCTTTATTTACGAAATCAACAATTTTAGGAGTTACGTCTTTAAACGCTTGGCTTATGCCGTCTGCCACGTCCTTCATCAGCTTCATAATTTTAGGAGCGCCTTCGCCACCGCCAACTTCTTCGATAATACCTTGCATTCCTGCACCAATTCGTTGTTTCATAACTTCAAAGGTTCCAGCAAATCCAAGCGACTCTTTAGCAGCACCCTTATACTTTGTTCCCATATCTTGCACAGTGTCAGAAACCATTTCAGCCGTGATATTACCAGCTTCCAAATCTTTCTGGAACATAGCACCGTCACCGTTATAGAACTTCTTAGTCATTTCAGCACGCAAGCCAGTGACCGACGCACCCATGATGTTCAAATCTTGAGTGGTGACTTTACCGACCGACGCTGTTTGTTGTAGTTGCGTTGAAAAGCTATCGATTTCAGCTTGTCCGCCACCTAGCCCAGCGACCGTGTCCGTCAAAGTTTGAATGGTTGCCGTGGTTCTGTTTGCGTCCAATCCGGCCGCCATGTATCCAGCAGCCATTTTAGACAAACTAGTAGTCGTATACTGCGTTCCGCTTGCCATATCACGAATACCACCCACGAATGCCTTAGCTTCCTTCTCGGACATATTTAATCCTTTGGTCATAGTAAGTGTAGCGCTTCGCATGGTGTCCATTCGACCGATAGCCGTGTTAACTCCCGAGGCAATTAACCCAGCTCCAGCAGCAAGACCACCCATGGCCAGTTTCCCAGTGATTCCAGACGTGCCAAATTCCAGCGTTTTCTTGCCGGCGAGTTGGATTGCGTCGCCTGCTAAAGAAAATTTATTGCCAAGGCTAAATGCACCGTCTGCAGTCTTACTTAGAAAACCAGAAACGCCACTCGTAGCATTGCCAACCTCAGCGAATTTATCTTTGAAACGAGTGACTGCTGCACCAGACAAACCGAGCTTATCAGCCCAATTACTGGCAAAACTAGAACTGCCTTTCTGGGCAGATTTATCAATTTCATCAGAGGTTTGTTTAGCCTTTTTTGCTGTTTGATCAAGAACTTTCGTAGCCCCTGAATCATCAACGCTAATCGTCCCTTTCAGCGTAAAAATTTCTGTACTCATTCATCATTCCTCCTTCCTTTGCTTAATAAATTGACTCGCCCGACTAACGTTTGTCTTAATCGCCTCGTCATTGACCTTCAGCGTCTGTTCTTTTGGCTCGCGTAAGGCGCTAAAGTACTTATCCTTGAATTCCTTAAACGAAATCTCAAAATCTTTATTGACCCACGTTTGCCAAAGCTCGTCTGCCTCTTCCTGTTCAAAAATATACAAAATAAAGTCCATTAACTTTGCTGGTTCTAAAGTAGACAACAATGCTAATGGACTTCCGTATCTTTTGAATAATGAATCACGTAGTTTAAACTCCCCGTCCTCTATTTCATCAAGGACCCGAGAGACTTGAAAAAAGCTCCCAACTCCGGCTTTTTAAAGAACGCAATGATTAATTCGGTATAATCGCCGAGGGACAACTCGTCAAGGTTGCCTAAATCATTAACTGAAATATTAGCTAAGAAATCGTTCAAGTCATAATGCACCTTGTCGATATTTTTAAGCACGCCTTGAAGCACACCAGCCATGATCTGAACACCGCGTTCTTCATCGTTTAACCCGGCTTGTTGCGACGTTGCTAAAGCACTCGCCAACTCGTCTTTAATTTCCAACTTTCCGATAATTGACAATACAGGGAACAAGTCTCCCGCATTCAATTCACGCATATTGATTTCCATTTTCAAAGCTCCTTAATGGGTTACGAGGCGACCCGTGGCGCTCAAACTATGTGATTAATTAACCGACTTCAACTTCTTCACCAGTTGGATAGAATACCCGCCAAGGTGAAGTACGGGTCCGAAGTTGCTCAAAGGTTGCGTTGGCTTGTCCTTCAATTTCAACACCAGCTTCCTTCTTGTCTTCCATTTTGATTGACAACGCCGAAGTAACCAGCAAGTTGTCAAACAAGAAAATCACTGGCTTTTCGTTTCCAGCCAAATAGCCAAAAATTCCCATATTTTCGATATAATCATTGTCCGCCACCGAATACTTACCCTCGATCACTTCATAGCCTTCATGCGCAATATCAGCAGACTTAACCCCACCAACCGCCAACGTCAACATCTCTGCCGATAGTTCGACGATTGTAGCCTTGATGGTGGCTTGCTCTGATTCAACTTGGTTCAAACCAACCACGTCCATAATATAAGCGCCGTCAACTTCAACTTTGCGATACTTCTTTTCGATATTGATTTCAACACCGCCACTTGTCGCACCAAGAATGTCACCCTCAAATTGATTAGTTTGTGAGTTCCAAGTGATGTCTTTATAAATTACGCCAGCGTCAATCATAAAACGCTTAGCAGTATCGGGTCCAAACCCTGAATGTACTCCCATGTTCTATTTCCTCCATGTAATTCTGGCGTAAATGCTAACATTCCGCCGTTTAATTGTTTCGTCACCAGTAGGAATCGTGTTTGAACGCACGTACTCCCAAATAATGAACATGTCATCGGTCATCGTCCGCAGTTCACGGAAATGGCTCTTAAGCTGTTCTTCAAGTCTAAATATCGCTTCAAAACTTGAAGCATGATCGAAAATTGATAGTTCAATCTCGAAGCCGTCAGTGTGTAAGTCCACCTCTTCACCGTCCAAATCAAATGTCAAATACGGATACTTGACCTTTTTTGAATCGTTACGAAGATGATAGCTTTCGGGCGTAACTTCACGTAGTTGTTTTGTCAATTCAGCCAAAAACTCTAACATATTACACCCCCTGAACGTGCTTATTGATCACGTCAATTATCTTATTCTTTTTCGTCTTGAACCCTTGGCTAAAGAACTTCGTCGCCTTGACCCCGTTTGTGATGTGAATGTCGCTTGGCTTTAAGCTCGAGTTCATGCCCAACATAATTGCTTTAGCCTTCTTAGCTTCCGCAAGCGTGTAGCTTTTACCCTTACCTTTGCCAAACATGCCAGAGCTTGCTCCGTTACCTGCAATGTAAATCCAGAACCCTTTGCGACCAGCACCGTTTGTGGCGTGTTCTCCGGTTCCGTATTCTTGATACACCGCATAATCCAACGGGCTCCCAACCACGCCTTTTACACTATCAACAGTACCGCTCACGTTGTGTGTAATCGAGTTGCGAAGTTGTCCGTTGTCAGCCGGAGCTTTCTCAATGATTGAAGTTTCAACCATTAACGTGGCTTCGGTTACGCCAGCTCGAATCGCTTTTTGTAAATCCGAAATGACTTCTTTTGAATGGTCTTCAAACGTCATACTATTCACCTCCAAAATCGAGATAAATTTCCAAGTGGTCATCTTGATCCATAACATTATCAACGTAATTAATCGTATAAATACGCTTATTCTTGTCTTCAATCCGCATGTTAGCGTCAATTTTCAACGCAGGCATGCCGTCAGTCGTCAAGATATGGCTTGATTGTTCAGTCATTGCGTTTTGAATCGCATTCTTGTCAGTCCCGGACGCGAGGTCCAAATAGCCGTCAACCCAGCCGTTGTCTTCCCAAACGTCTTTAAAGCCACCGATTCCGTCGCTTACCTGTGTTTTTTCATGCACTCGGAAGATATTAGAAATAATCATCATGACCACCTCATCTTTTTATATGGCGTCAAAAACGACATGTAAGAATCAGGATATTTCGAGCTAGTGGTGTCAAAATACGTTTCATTGACCCGCCCAACTGAACGTGACTTAACACCCTCATGTTTAGCGTGGTCCACATCATATTGAATCCACTTCAAAACGCCGGCTTTAATATCAGCTGGATATTCAACTTTGGTCACGATTGCGCGTTCTTTGCCGGGCAGTAAGTCCTCGTTTACGACAATCTTGTCGCCATCAATCTGAGTTACTGTATATACGCCCGCATTATCCACGCTATCGTTGATTTCAACCGTATCGCCAGCCCGCAAGCCGTGAACTAGTCTGTCAACCGTTAAAGCATTAGAAAGCCCGTTAACAGCAATTAAATTAAAGCGAACGCCACGGTTTTGAAAATTATTATTTGTCAACCGTCGCACGGACGCTTCCATACCGTCTAGATCAACCGGCGTCAAGTTGCTGTTAATTAATTGTGCGTCGGTTAGTGAAATAATCATCTCCAACCCCGCTTATTTCTTGGCCGTTGTCTTAGCACGTGTTGTCCGAGTTGCTGGCTTCTTGACCGGAGCCTTTGCCGGTGTTTCAACCGGCGCCTCAACTGGTTCAGTTTCAACCGCAGTCAAACGATCATCACCAAGATTTACACCAACTTCTTTTACACGTTCTGCCGCCAACTCAATCACATCACCGGCTTCATAAACCTTACCGGTGTGGACGTCCTTAAATTTCTTGTTCACTTTAAATTTTGCCATTATAAGCCTCTTTCTTAACCAACTGGAACAGTAGTAACCTTGATGATTGCCTTCTTGTTGTCGTCAAGAATGAATGCGCCACCCTTTGACGAAGCTTGAATCTCAACACCAGAGAATTGTGTAGCTTCGATTGTACGAGCTTCCTCGATCCCAACGAATGGAATCACGATTGAATTAGCTGTTACGTATGCAATTGTGTCGCCAGTGAAGTAAGCGTCAGCCGTCTCTTCAATGAATGTGCCCTTGTACTTGACAACCCCGTTTGTGTCGATTGAGACAGAAGAGTTCTTAGCAGTCGTATTTGAAGCCAAATCAACCACTGCATTATACAAATCAGACGTTACATAAGCCGTCAAATCGCTATCAATCTCAGTGTTAACCTTGTACTTTGAAATCGCATTGAATAACGCAATTACCGAAGCGTCTTCATAGTTAGCAAGCTCCAAAGTTTCGCCAGCGTTAGCGTCCAAGAACGCACCATAGCGCACGTTCATCTTGCGAACTTGAGCTTGTGTTTGCAAGTCCAAACGGTCTGCCACGGCTTGCAACAAGTCGTTATTAACCGTGTGACGGTCGATTCCTTCGTGGATTGCCAACTCATAGTCATAAGTGGCGTCAGTGTCTGAATAAATTACCTCAGTCATTGCTCCAAAACGTGATCCGTCTTCACCAGTTCCAAATCCGCCCGTATTAGCACCCTTAGCATAGTTTCCAACAACCACCGGAGTAGCCGTTGTCTTAACTGAAAAGGCTGTCGCATTATGTGAAATCCCGTCCAAAACTTGAACCGGTGCGAACGCCTTAGAAAAGGCAGCCTTTGAAGCAAACACTGCGGGAAGCAATGCTGAATATTGTGGCACGTATGAGCGAACCGCTAAATTGTTGTTATTTGTAGTCATAATTAAATCTCCGTTTCTTATTCAGTAGTGGCGTATTTCGCCATGATATTGTCAAACGGGCTTGGCTTATCGTCTCCGTCGCTTTTGCCCTTTGGTAACCCACCGTCAAGAAGCTTGTAACCATCCTTAGCTGGATCACCTTCATTACCGTCATCATCACCGACTGGGTCGTCAGTCTTAAAATAAGTCGGAATTGTTTCCTTCAAATCCTTAACCTTACTCTCCAAGTTTGTGATTTTGCCGTCTGTCAACTCCAACCCGTCAACGCCACCCATTTTGTAAATTGCATAGTCCACGTCGGTCACACCGGCTTTACCCAGTTCTACCTTTAACACGTTAGTCTTTTCGACATTAGTTAGTTTCGTTTGCAATTCGCTTACTTGAGTTTCGTATGCCGAAATCTTCGCTTGCGTTTCTTCATTGTCAGTTGTTGACTTTTTGTAGTCATCAACCAACTTGTTCGCAGCATTCAGTTCCTCGCGGGCACTATCCCGCTGTGCGATTGCCTTTTGAATCCGAGTACCTGCGTCTGGCTCTTCGGTTGTGTAAATCTTAGCTTCAGCCATTGCTTTATTGACAGTGTCGACTTGCTCTTCATTCAGCCCAGCGTCAGTTAATACTTGCTTGAAGTCCATGTTATTCTCCTAACTTCTGTACTGCTTTTAACGGGGTTGCGTCCCATGAAGTTGCACCGTTGACGGCCGTGCTTGCCTATATTTAGATCAGTTTAACGTCGTGATCCGGGACAAAGTAAAAGCACCAACATCACTGCCAGTGCTTATTTTGGTATCCGATAAACCTTCAAATTATACGCTCGCCCGTTGTATGCGTTCGGATTATAGACGATGTACATGGTGCGGTTAATTTCTTTGTCAGTCACTAGGATTGGTGTGCTAAACGACGCATGACGCTTAACTCCGTCCCATGTACTCATTGTGATGGAACGCTTGTTATTCGACCCGTTAAAACTCAACGCAATGTTTAGGCCAGGCATTACGCCCTCAGGTATTTCCACAGTAGGGATCCAATCAAAATCCACCATGATTGTGTCTCCTACTTCAAACATGCTCGTTGTGACCTGTGGAATTGTAATATACCAATCCCAGCCGGTTGACATTGGCATGCTATAGTATGTGCTTCCAGCGTCGTATAACAAAATAGGCCCAGACTTGAAGACCTGCCGTCCACCATGGTAAATGTTGAGGATTTCTAGACCTCCCTTATAAACATGCTTAATTTCATGTCCATTTTTGAATATAGCCATGTCATCACCTACTCATAACTGAACGCTAACACGTCGGCCGGTGCATTCTGTGCCAGCGTCTTGCTCTCGTAGTAGCCGATACTTGGCAAATCATCTTGATCAACCTTATTATTCAGCAATTCCTGGAACGTCGCCACGTCCTGGTCTACTTGTTCTACTTCCTCATTCAAATCACTCACTCTCAGATTCAGCAAGCCCAAATCGTTGGCAGTGTTCTGAATATTATCCTTGTCGTCGTCCGTAAATGCGTTTGTATTCTCGTTTGTTTCATACTTTTCTTTGATTGATTCAGGCGTTTCAGTCACGCCGTCAATCTCCAAATCTTTGACAATCTCAGGCAATAACTCATCAACGCTAGTATTGACCATTTCAGGCAATTTAGCTAACTCTACGTTAACTTTGTCAGGCAATGTGTGCCATTCAATTAGAATCTCATTCAGTGTCGTGTAATTGTTCTCTGCTTGCAAGGCGTCGTCTTTAATTGCGTTCTCATTCACGATGATTTTAAACATGCGTGAGTTAACAATCGTGTCCATTTCACTGTTGACAATTTGCAAAGTCGCTTGGACTTGTCCCCGCCTCAACATTTCCTCTGGATAAAATAGATCATACGTAACAGTTTCTGGATTGAATTGCGTAGTTGAAATGCCATTGTTACCGTCGCTATGACTCCAGTACAGAATCACATCAAGTTTTTCATCTTCTACAGAATTCGGCACCATAACCCGCAAGCCTCGACTATTTCGGTCGCCCTGGACTGCGCTATAACTGTTAGTGCTATTAAAGTCATAATCAGTCAGTGTGTAATCGTTCATACTTGCCTCCCTTCTAAGTTGTGTAGCGATATTCACTCGCCACGTTTTCTTTTTCAATATGCAAGATTGACCCGTCTTGGAACTTCAAGTCGTAACCGTCAATACCCAAGTAATCAACCTGCCCGCCGTCCGATGTATCCCAGAATTCATAGTAAAGGTAGTTCTCATCGTCTGGGATTATGATTGGCGTGTGAAACGTTAGTACATAGTTAATCATGTTTACCTCCACAAGAAAAGCGCCACCAGAAGGCAACGCTTGGTATAATTGAATTATGGAAAACACAATTCAAATCTTAATTAATATAATGTCCGTTGTTGGTGGTGTTTATGCTACCTACAGCGTTATTTCTAATTTCATTAAAAGCCGTCAAAATCTTAGTTTTGAGCTAGGAACATACTCAATGACTGGCAATTTTCTAGCAAATATATCGCTTAAAATTATTAACCAATCACGCACACCAATAAATATACTGGCTATTCGTGCTAAATACACAAAATCAGGTGAACCAATTCGTATTTCACAAGATGAAACCTTTGTCGTGTTGCATACAACAAGCAGTGATTATAAATTTCCTATTTTCACAACACAATTCCCAGTTCATTTAGACGGTAACTACTCAATTAATGTTATTGCTCAGGTCATGGACGATAATAACCAAATGGACTTTAATAAAATTGAATTCTTAGAAGTCTTGACCGACCGCCGTAAGTTCAAAGTATATCCGCTTAAAAGAACAATTGCACGACAACGACTCCCAGAGCTATTCCCATAAGGAACCCACGAATACCGCCCCAGATAGCAGCGTTTTCTGTATCATCGCCCCAATCAAATTTACTTCGCATAACGCACCTCCTAGATAAAAGCACCTCTGTTTCCAGTGGGCGCTTTAGTAAATTTATTTAAAATCAATAAAATCCACGCCCGCTTGTAATATATCAAGCGCACCGCCGATTGAACCAAGTGCATTCTTTACCTTTGACATGAAATTATTGTCGAACAGATAGGCTATACCAGCTGGCGTCAATTCAACATGTTTCATACTAACCACAACACCCTTAGTTCCGTCGACGTCCGCAATTATAACATCTCTAATATATCCGTCTCGTTGTAAATTGATAATAATATAATCCCAATATTCACGATTAACATCAAATATTACAGCCTGTAAATTCTTGTCGTCTGGAGTCTCCCCCTTCTTTAAACAACTATACAAATAAGCCAAAACCTTGTAAACAACTACAAAATAGTCATCTTTTGCCATCGGAAACCTCCTTCAATTAAAAAACCGTTTAACACGGTTTATACTTGTGCTTCCGCAATTATTTGCTCAATTGTCTTTTTTGGTAGTTTTGCATACCTAGCTTCGATTGCCTCAATTTCAGCCTGCGCCTCTTTATACTCCGCACTATTTTTATCAATAGCAGGGTGCATAGCAGCCCACTCTTCTTCTGAAATTTCCCAAGGCATACGATCATCTATGAATACCATGTTTGCACCCCATACTTCCAACCTAATTTACGAGAAACCAATGCGGATACTTTATTAATCTGATCTGCATTTTTAATTGTACTTATACCAAATTCTCTAAGCACTCCACCATACTCGTTATTAAATGCCGTTCTGCTATGCAACACAACTCCGCCATTACGTTGAATAACGTAAATGGTTCCGTCGTGCCCAGAGGCAACAATCGAATCGAGAGCTTCGTTAGTAGCGAACGTTCCTAAATCTAACTCACTAAAACTAGAACTTCCTGGGTGGTTATGCACATAGATATTGATATTATCAGCACTTAATTTGGAAAAATCAGGGTTCAACGCTTGCTTATAATGTCCGCTAGATAGTTCAATCACTTTCATTTTGCCGTTAGCATTAATTATCGCCCTATCAAATTCCACACCAGGAGTTCCAAACTCTTTAGAAGCTGTTATGGTATCTCTCGACGCTTTAGCTAACTTATTAGCCGTTGAGTTAGAAAAACCAAACTTTTTAAATGATCCAACATATTCTGGAGAATTCAGAATGTCGCTCCGAACAGAGAAATCAGTGTTTAAATTTAACTCCTTGATTTTAGCACGTTTCCAATCAAGAAAGCCAGTCTTTTGTACTTCATGACCAATTTGTTTAGCGTCCAGTTCATCAACCACCGTCACCATAACACACCGGCAATTAATATCCTGCCCAGCAACGCCAAATAAGCGGGGAGCCTCGGCGTGATAACCGTATATGCTAAACGTGTCGTCTATATCAACAACCTGCCCGTCCAGCGCCATGTGGTCATGACGAGTACGCCCATCTTTAATCGCTAGCCACTTCTTCTTGACATGAACGCCTTGCTCGGTCGCTTCCTTGTACGCTGATAACTTAGCCTCGCTCTGGATTCGTCCGCCCTCGGTCCGCAAGATTCGCATTGCTTGCCGATAATTGGCTTCTGAAATCTCCTTCAAGCGAGTAGCCATGAATGAATAGCTCTGGCCGTGCCACAATCCGTCAAGTAACGCCTGCGCACTTCGCATGGCTTGTGTAGCCCGTTGACGATACAACCGAGTAGACAACAACATGCCGTCCACGGGGTGCTTGACCCACTCTTCTACAAAGCGCTTGTCAATAATCGTGTTCGTCAATGCCACACCGTAAGACTGCTCTAATTCGTACATACTGCCCGAATAACCGTACTCTGCCGACTTATTGAAGTATTTGTTCATAATCTTCTCAACGTCGCCAGAACCGCCCGCTATGATGTCTTCGAGCGACTTAGCAATAACGGACTTCTTTTCAAACGCCATTTTTTGCGAGAACGTCATGCCGTCGTACTTCTCTAGTGTGCTTTTAAGCTCGTCTAGCAACGATTGGTAAGAATATTTGTAAGCCTTCTTTAACTGGCTGTCAGCGCTTGAGAACGCCTTATTTTGCAAGGTAGCTATTTCTGCCTGCCATTTGTTAAGCGTTGGTAGTTGGTCCGCCATAATTTAGCCCCCCGCTTATTCCTCTTCGCCGTCATTGTCTAGATCAACTTCATCATCAGTCACATTGTCAAATTCAGTCGGCTCTACTTGCTCCGCCTCCTTCTCTTTTGCCTTCTTCACGTCTTCCCAGTCCAAGCCGTACTCATCACTAATCAACCGCAGTAACGTATCATCGTCCAAACGGTCCGCAATCGTGAGCAAGCCTTGAATAGCTGTTACTCGGGTTTGTTCTTCAATTTGCTTGGTTGCTGCGACGTCCTGCTCATTGACAATCAACGACCGGTTAATGATAACCTCAATGTCCTTGTAATCGTATGCCGTACCAAAGCGCCGGTTAATGTCATCAGTGATTAAACGGTTCGCCCAATCCAAGAACGTCCGTAAACGGGTTTCAGACTTATTGGCCTTCATATCCAGCAAAGAATAGCGGGACTTAATCACAACGTTAGTGATATTACCGTCGCCGAGTTGCGTGCTATCGAAGCCAAAGCCAAACTTGTAGATATTCTTCTTGTCCTCGTCCATTTTGCGCATACGAGCATCGACTGGTATGTCGATTGTCTTGACGTCCAGTGAACCCTCACGACTAACCCCGACCGCCTTCTTGGTCCGCAGATTCGTAATTAATTCATCTAGGTTAGCACCCTCATAGTCCTTGACCACGTAGATAGCGTCCGTGAAATCTTGCAAGTTATTCGACAAGAACGCATTCATCAAATCATAGTCATCAATCAACGCTTTAACCGGTGCTAGATCACTTAATTTCGCCTCGTTGTTATCCAGTTCATAAAACGGAATCACGCCAAAGTCACGACCCACTAAAGTGTCGTTGTCATCAACCGCAATCACGTGTGGAGCTGGATTCAGTTGCTTGCTATCATCAGGCTTGTATTCGCCAGTATCAACCGCCTTGAAATACATGACTTGTTTATCATCGTAAACCAGAGCATAGTGCACCCTAACTGTCTTGCTGTCCTTTTGAATCTCCCGAGTATAAGACCATGCCACCCGCTTCAACACGTTGTCATCGTTGTAAATTGGCACCGTATGCAATGCGTCGGCGACATCAAACTCTAGCACGTCGTCACTGTTCGCATGCACGTAAACATACTCCAAGCCCTTTTTACTGGCTCCCTCCAACAACACTTGAAGGAACTGTTGAAAACGAGGTGTATAGTATTCTTGGAGCTTCTCCCAAAACGGCTCGTCCTCCGTGTCAACCTCAACCGGATTGCTCAAAAGATATTGCACTTTTTGATCCACCAATTCAGTCATGAAACCGTGCGGAATTTTCGTGTTGGTTGCGTGCTTGTCTTCTTTCAACACGCCCGCTCCGTCGTAAAAGAAAATGTGATTATTCAAAATGTCATGCCTGTAATTGTAGTAGTCCACTCCTGTTTGCATTGCGAGCTTCAACGTACTGTTTGCGTCGGCGTCAATTACCTTCTTTAAAGCGCCAGCGACTTTGTTAATATTATCGCTCAATATTGCTTGTGTCATTGTCTCACCTCCATTTCTATGTTAACCACCGTGACTTGTTCAACGTCTCTGCTATCCCAGTCGTTGCGTCCGGCGCGTCGTCGTGTTTATTCTTTCCATTCGCTTGGTACGTTTTCATAGCCTGATAATATGACTGCCAACGATTGAACCAATCGGCCGGAAAGTAAACGTGTTCTTCAATCCAACTTGCATTAGAATATATCCGTGCTTCTTTGTTTTTCGATTGATAGAACCCCTCAAACACTACCTGCCCCTTAACCAATCGTTTAACTGACCGTTCAAAGCCAGTACCTCCATTATTGCGCTCAATTCGTGCCACGTTGACGCCAAACTGGTCTAACTGCTTAGCTTCTTCCCGTTCCGTGATACTCATATCATCTTGCGTATGGATCACGTCCAAAATATAAGCCTCATGGTCGTGTGTTTCGCCAAAGACGATTGACGTATGAAAGTCAGTACCTGTGTCAGCTGAATCTGTATAGTTCCAAACCTTAATGAACTCCGGGTGTTCTTCATACGTCTTAAAGTTTTTGTATAAGCCACCTTTTAAATCGATTGGCTCTTGTTGGTAGTTCGCCGACGCAATTTCAGGAGATAACGTTTGTCGCAGTCGCTCATACTGTTCAAACGACAAGACTTCATCACAAAGCATGCTCCCATCATCTTGCAAAGCTTTCATGTTGATGTGCTTAACTTTGTACCCATGTTCAGGTAACAACGATAGCGCACGTCCAGCAAGGTCCTTAGAGCTCCACCGAGTCATCACGATAATTACTTTCCCACCATTCTCTAATCGCGAAAGCATAGTATCTGTAAACCAGCTCCACTGCTCATCTAGCACCCGTTCATTCATGGCCTCCATGCTGTTCTTAATCAGGTCATCAATGATAATTAAACGTGCTCCAAAACCAGTTGCTGTTCCAGTTGGCGACGTTGCCAAATAATTGGAATAGCCACCATCAAGCGCCCACAAATTCTGTGTAGCTTCACCATACGCAACATGAACATTGGGAAAGATGTCATTAAACACCGTGATGTCTTCGTCTGCTTTCGTTGTCATAATTGCATTCCGCACGCCCTTACTGAACTGTGTAGCCAAGCGCTCGTTATATGAACCCGTCATAATCTTCATGGACTTGTCACGCCCAAACAGCCATGAACTAAAAAGCGACAACGTCCGTGACTTCCCATGCCGTGGTGGCACATTAAGCACTAAGATGTTATCGCTACTGTCCATGAAATCTTCAAGTGTATTTGAAATTTCAACAAGGTATTTTCGATCTTCCTTGTAAAAATCAGGAGCTAGTAAAGTTGCGTAGGTGAAAAAATCAAGCCGAGCAGAATATCTCATACCTTGTACATGTTCACTTATCACCGCGCAACACCTCCCTAAGTTCTGCTTTACTAAACTTTTCAAGGGGGTTGTTCATTTGTGTAATTTCTTGTTTAGCTTCGATATTTTTAGTATCACGCCACTCGTTCGGTTTCCGATTCTTTAACCAGAAAATCGCCGCCGTCGTCTCTCCTTCCAGCGCATTTTTTAGCAAGGCATTCTCAACCATCATGTCAATTACTTCTTTTCCCTTTTTTAGGGCCTCTAGAATCTCTTGATGGTTATTTTTATATTTGTACAGAGTCGCTGTGCTTATCCCCATGTTTTTTGCTATTTGTTCATCAATGAGGCCGTCACGAGCCCAGCCCTCAATCAAAGTCAGTCCTTCTTCTGTTAGCCATTTTTCATATTTTGGTTTTGCCAAGTGATCACCTCCTTGACTGCAAAATAAAAGAGCGTCCGCAGTAGTGAACGCCCTCATATTTTAATTATTCGATACTACAATTATTACACACTTTTAAGCGCTAAAAGTCGGATAAAAGTCGCACTATTTTACATCCATGGATTGAATCCTTTTGCCTCTTTGATAAATGTCATTTGCCATGTCGTTTCTCCAATTTTGTTAAATCTGCTATCTCAAATTTGTTAAATCAATCATATCAAAACCGCCCTCGTTTACCCTTGAATAAATTTAGGCGGTTAATCATCTTAGCATCCACTGAGCACGTTAAAACTTCTCAGCGTCTCTGTCATTTCGTCTCGCCAACGTAAAGCCGTCGACCGGTCAATGTTACACCGGAACGCTACAACGTCCCAGGAGAGCCGACAGGGCCCATAGTGTGCACGCATTACCTCAACGTGTTCATCGTCAAAAGTGTTCAGCCACATCTCAATCATTTCGAATTGGTGGCGCCACTTACACAACAAGTCATCCTCCTCAATCTTGATGAGCATGTCATCGTTCACGTTATTCTTCTTGTTTTGCGCACGGCCACCGCCCACGTTCTCATCTGGTTTGTTCGTATGTTTCAAGTCAATCGTTCGCATCCGGATCATAGTGTTCAACTTGCCTGAGAAATATTGAGATAACAACTTGCTGTAATTGTCTGCCATGTAATACGCCTCCGTGATAGAATAAGTATTGTCAAGATACTTATTCACCGGCGCTAGCTGCGCTTTTTTTATTGGCTTCGTTTTAACTCTTTCGCACGTTGATTGGCTAACCACTCCAACTTTGATTGTAGTAACACGGTTTTCTTTGTTTCATCAGTGAAGCCACGCTTATATGCAATTCTCAATACGGGCGCCGGAACTGCTGCAAATTTACTCAATAAAACCAATTCTTTGCTCATTTGTCGCTCCCTTCTCCCACGCTTCGATCGCATTTTTGGTATTGCTATTAATTTGATTAGCAACTTGAGCTACAGCTTTAGAGCGTTCAACTTCTCGCTTAATATCATCATCACTTTCAGCTTCTTGTAATCGTTCTAACTGTTCAAATAGAAGGTCATTCAATCGTGTACTGCTCACCTTACTCATATCAATCCCTGCGCTTTCAAATCTCGCATTAACATGATCTGCTCATGTAATTCTTCATTGCTAACGTCATATTCTTTGACTGTTGGCGAAGACTTCGAAAAAGTCGTGTTTGTCTGATTGTCATAGAAAATAGATGTTGGAATTAACAGAATATGCTCAATTACTGGATTTGATAAAATTGCGTTTTCTTCTAGCAAAAACATCACATACAAATCTGGTCTTGACCCGTTTTTAGAAGTTCTAATGTTCGCCCCCCAGCCATTGGTCTTAACGGAATATCGTGAAGCCTTGATGTCAATATTTAAATCGCCGACTTTGTAATCGAAATCAGGGTTGTTTTTCCTAGTGATGTCATTAGCACTGACTGCTTCTGGAACTAGTTGTTGGAAAATAATCTCACCAACGGCGCCTAATCGTGTGTTGGCAGGCCCCTCTATCGAACGTGTTTGAGCATCCAGTAGATTGTTTTTTTGCAAAATCATGTAAACTATCTTTTTAGTCCACCCACTAATTTTGACTGTCTCATTAATGCTCTTTGTTTCTTTGTACAACGAAATTATTTCATCAGTTTTCATGCCCTTCTCACTTCCTACTCCAAATCCACATCACAATCAAGCCGATTGGCAACGTGATCAGTGCGAACTCAAACAGATACACCAGTACGCCGATAACCCCGCTGAACAAACTTAGCTGGATCATCACGTTAGCCAGCCTCGGCAGTACACAAACGGTCACAATGTAGCCGGTGACGCCGACAAGCAGTGCCAGCGCTAACAGTGCTTTAATCGCTATTTTTTGCATTTAAGTCTTTCTCCAATCCTCGTATACCATTTATCAGTCGTTCTTCGTTAGCCTTAGGAATCGAGACACTTAAAGTTGTGACGCCATTTAGGCCGAGTAGTTCCTCCATCTTAGCTTCGTAAATTAAACGCGTGTCATTTGCCTGTTTGCTGAGGCTACCATGTATGATTGCTGCGATCATAAATATCCCAAATCCCAACCAATTTGCTATATTACTCATAAATTAATTTCACCTTCAATCTTTTCAATCGTGTAGCCACCACGCATGCTTTTGATAATACCTTTGCGCAACTTGCTGGCAGACGATATGACGTTGTTCTTTGATGTTTGCAAGTATTCAGCAACCTGCCCTGTCGTCCCAAAGAAAACTGGCAACGTGTCTGAATCGTAGACCATGTACTCGGATTGCTTTGGTCCGGTTTTCATCGTTTCCATGCCCGCTTTCCGTTAACTTTAATTTCATCGTATTTCGTCAAGCCGTTACCCGCCGCTGCAAAAATTGCTGATTCAGCTTGTTGCTTCACAGTCCATCGCTTCCCGTCTATGTTGCTTGCGTAGTAACCTATCACCATTTCACCTTTGAAAAAATACTCGATCAAGTCGCTATTTTTACTCTTTACCATAAACTCACCTCGTTATCGTCCCGCATGATTTCCTTGCGTACTTTCTCGGCTTCTTCTGGTTCCTCGTCCATGAATTGAACCCAGTTCCGATAACCGTATAATATCGCCTCTTTGCGCTGGCGTTCGTACGTATCTCGTTTCATTCCGTGTACCCCTTGTTCAAAAACTCGCTTTCACGAATTTCACGCTTTTCCCGCAGTTCTGCCAAATCATCTCGCGCCTCTTCAATTTGTGCGCCCAATTCGTCATACTCATCTTGTTTAGCGTCGATTGAAGCCTCTAGATCATTAATTTCTTCGTCCATTTCTTCGAGTTCATCTTGTTGTTCTTCGTCGGTCATGTTTTGTCCTCCATGCTCCAACCGAAGCAGGCAACGACGAGCGAATGAATGAGAAGCCACGGCAGTAATGTGGCACCTTTCAAGTTTGAGTAGTGTTCTAGCAACATGTGAGTGTCTTGTACGAATCACCAGCTCGCCCGCCTTTGTCCGCTCCGGTCAGAGCGTTTAATTTAGTTCATGTAAGATTTCAGTGGTAGCAGGAATCTTACAACGTCCATTTTGTCAAATACTTCATCATCTTTTCGATTTGCTAATTTAGCAAAAATATCTTGGATCACCTTTTTCGGCAGATACACATTTTCTTTTGCCAGCTTATCCTCGGCTTCTTGCTTGGATAGTTCCAACTCGTGTAACTTCACCTCGTCTTGCACCTTTTTCCGTCCCTTAGCATTCAGCTCGTCCTTCGTGGTCCAAAATTCCTCGTTAGTGATTTCAGCCGGCAGTTTAACCTCGCCTGCCAACCAGTTCCGACTCGCTCCGAATATATCCGCCTCGGCGTTTGCTTTCTCCAAACGTTCTGCATAAATATCCGCCATAAACGGTTTAATTTGCGAATCCTGTTCGTCGATCAATTCGTCGAGTCGTTTTTCGATTAAAGCCAATTCTGGATATTGTCCCTCCAGACGTTCTTTAAACAACTTCACTGATTTAGTGCGTGCCGATTTAACCTCAGTCCGATCCTTGCGCCATTGTGCTAGATGTCGCTTACCAACCACCACCGCTTGCCGGCTATCAACTTCCAGCGCCATTGCGTCAGTGAGTTGTGCTAGCTTGTCAGCCAACCCGTTGACCTGTCCGTCGTCAGCAACGCCAACGACCGGAAACACCTCTTTAATTTCGTTCGTCATTGGTTGCCTCCCGCGCTTTTTGAAGGCGTTCACTCATGGTTTGCCGTTGCTCGTCAGTAAACTCACGTGGAGCGGTCAATGCTGGACTAGTTGCGTCAGTCAATCCGTGTAATTCAACCAGTTCACCCGATACCTCGTTGTACACTTTTCGTCCACTAACTAACCGGTCTTGATACTTACGTGCCAATTTTGGAATATTTGTGCTAATCCAGTACGTATCCTCATCAACGTTTTTGTAAACGCTAATTTCTTGACTATCACGTTCAATCGTCTTTTTTACACGTTCAATCTTTATTTCGCTCATTCTAATCCTGTTCATTAGCTCCTTCTTTCTGCCGTTTATAATCGTACGTCCTTTAAGTTAGGCACCTACTCCGTGTATTTGCTCGTTTAACACTCAAAACTAAACCACATACGTTTAAGCCCTAAAATGCGTTTTACGCAATTTTGTTAGGCATTCTACAAGCCCTCTGTCATTTGTTCAAAAAACAGGTCCGCTTCGTCTTTCACTTTTGCGGTTGGCTCATCCACTGTCGGCGCCTGCTGAGTAGTGCTGAGTACTTGCTGAGTATTTACTGGCTCTTCATCTTCAACGGCCTTAGACGCTGTTTCTGGTACCTCTGGCGCAACGCTGGCAACTTCTTCCGGTTCTGGATAAGCTTGCGTTTCAAGCTTTGCCGGTTCATCATAAACCGGCGTAATGTCTTTGCGTGAAGCGTATTCAGCTGAATCATCTTGGTTTAGCGCTTGGAATAATTTGTCGTCCGTTGATTTTGGAGCAAACTTCAACAACGCCTTTAGCACTGTTTTCTTAGCCATAGCGTCAAAGTTTGTTGTCCATGGTCCTGTTTCGGACTTACCGTATTTCGTCACGGCTCCGGCGCCCGAGTAGCTTTGTGAATACTTAATAGCGTGCGCCTCTACTTTAGCCTTGCTCCAATACTCCTGAACGATTTCATGCGTTTGCATATCCGTGTACATACCGAGATAGCCAACCACTTCCGCCTCGAGGTCCGTATCTGGATCATATCCCAGCGTGTAATTAAGCTCGCCAGTGATTCGATTGAACACCGGCTTGTCACCAGCGTAAATCTCAACCGCACGGATTTTAGCCACCCGCCCCGAGTTCAACGCTAACTTGATCAAGCCTTTATAGCCAAGCTGAACCTGTAGCTCAGGGGCCTTGGTCCACGTGTTGCCAACCTTCTTACTAGCCTTGTACGGAATCAGGTACGCTTCACCAAATTCAGGTAAAACACTCAATCCCAGTACTGCTGCCTTCATGCTTTGGTTGACGATTTCATTCACGCCAACCTCCGCAACCAGTGTATTGTTGTTGGTCACGGTTTGCACGCCGGCAATGAATTGGCCAGCTTGCTCCCCCATAATTGACTCGAACTTTTCTAAAATTTTCGGATTTGATAAGGCTTTTGATACGCCTTGATTTGTTGCAACATCGTTTGTCATGTTATAATTCTCCTAGATATTTTCTAAGTCAGTGATTACAGCTCACTGGCTTTTTTTAGGTTATAGCGCAAAATTGCGATAATTACTGGCTCACTCGTCCACACATTGATTGAGCCGTTTAGAATCTTGCTCATGAGATAAGCAAGATAGTCTTCACGCTTCTCTTGTGAATCTTGTTCCTCGCGATATGCGTAAGAATAAACACCACCGTCAATCGCAGTAATTGCGAACATCTTTTTAAATTCCTCGTAAGTTAACTCGAATGGATAAATCATTTTGTAACCTCTGCTTTCTTTGCGTCTTCTAGATAATCAGCAACCAGCACGCTGTTCTTTTGCCAGTCGCTGAACTTCTGCCCTAACTTCTTTGCGTAGTTCTTGTAAGCTCCCAGCTCTGATAGTTCGTTTTTCCAGGCAAACCACTGGAACAGCTCTTGTTTATGCGCCTCTTGCTCGGCGGTTACCGTTTGCACTTCTTGGTTGTCCCAATCCGGAACGTGCTCTCGAACTGGCATAGTGCTCACTGCACTCTTAGGATTGTTGGCTTCCGTTTCAAACTTAAGCACTTCATCACCAGTCGTTAGTCCTGCCAGAATCCATTTATCAAGTTCTCTCTTGATTGATTGATGTGTTCCCCAGCCATTGACTTTAGCTTTGCGCAGTGCGTAGATGAAAATTGTTGTTGCTTCTGTTTCGTCATGCGTGGTGTTCATCAGCATTTCAATATCACTCGTAATATCGTCATTCGTGAATGCCGTAATTTTTACGCCAGCTTTTTGCCATTCGTCAGCAATTTGTGATCTGTAAATTTGATTCATGATTATCCCCCCATTTTTAACATGGTCGAAATCGACCAGTTTAAATTTTTGTTGGTGGTGTGGAAAACTAATTTTCACGCTCCCTTAATTACGTAATTCCAGCCACGCCACCCGGCACATAAATTTAATAATTAATTAGCATTATTTTTCGTGTTCCAGCGACGAGGTTTCTGGCATGGTTTTTCCCGTCTCTTAAGCTCTAGTTCTCTTAGTAGGTAAACTGGTCCGCAATTTGCGGATTCTCCGTCCGCATTAGTGCGGATTTTGCGTCCGCTTTTTACTTTTAATCTGGATCATCTAAAGCGGATTCTCCGTCCGCATTCCACGTTACCCGCCACTTAAATTTTGGAACTTTTTCCACCAAGCCAAGAGCCTGCATTTCTGTCAAATATCGTGTAATAGTTTTTGGAGTTTTATTCAATTCCCGAGCCATTGTCGAGGGTTGAAATATCCAACTTTTATCTTTTCCGAACATATACACTAGAATTCTGAAATGTTTGTCGGACACTCGCTCATCTTGCGTTAAGCCTCGTGGCACCGGATCGAATTTATACTTTATCTTGTTTGAGAAATCGTTCAGTCATTGCTCACGTTCTCCTTTTGTCTGCGTCAATTTCGATATATAACTCTTTGTACATGCCACCAATCACGTTTGCGATTTCGGGGTACTCCCGCAAATCCAGCGACTGAATGTAGCTATCGTTTGCCAATGCGTTTGCTAGTTCGACTGTCATTTCTCACCCCCAAACGGCTTAACGTCAGCCCAGTAAGCGTCAGCAACCATGATATTTGTGTCAATGCGCCTGTTAGCTTTGTCATTCATTTTGCGGAGCTCGTAATGCTCGTAAATCATCAAGCCACCCAATCCAACCGCCAGTGGAGCTAATCCAAACAACACTGCTAATACATAGTCCATTAATTTTCACCGCCAATCGTAATGCCTACTTGTGTGTAAAAATCCATTTGTTTAGATCCACCTTTCTAATCGCTTGAAGCGTTCCAAATCAGAACGCAGAAACGTGTGCGTTCGACCGTCAGGCGTCTTGTCTTTGACGTTTCGCTTGAACGGCTCGCCAACCATGATCTTCTCCATGAAATAGGTCACGCTTTTACCAAGAAACGTTGCCGTCTCCCCGGCGTTTAATGTTGGCAAACCACGGTCCTCAATCTTCTTTCCCATATTTGCCTCCTAATTTTCTTTAACTAAATCGTCAACTGTTACGTTTAGCAACGCAGCAACGCGCCGAATGTTGTTAACGCTCGGATTACTTTCGTTCCATTTTGAAATGGTTCCGTTTGCCATGTGGCTACCTCCTAAACTCCGAAAACTTCCCGCATCGCCTTGATTTTCGCCTCAGCGGCTGGACCCTTAGTGCGACCTGATAACAGATTGCTGATGTCAGAACTCGTCGTATTCGTTCCAGTCATCTCAGAGACTTGATGTGCTAATTCTGTATTGGAAATATTGCGCAGTTCCTTCATCGCCATGATTCGATGATTCACGTCAGCGGTCTTGAATTCCAAAATTGCTTTATCAGTCATATGATTACTACCTTTCTTGATATATTTACCAAACTAATTTGACAAGTATAAATATATTTACTATAATTGCATTATTAAAAGAACTAATTGAAACCTTGTAATTACGCTTTTTCTCAACTCTCAAATCAATAAAAGCGCGGTTCTTTTAGCAAATTATTTAACAAATTATTTTGGTATATGAATAGTTTAGTATAAATA